AATCGCAGACAATGGATTGAAATAGAGACAAATAAGTAGTACAATGATATGTATATAAATTCGTTTGACTTAGGTCGGAAGTAAGCATAAAGCTGAAGAAACGCATTATCTTGAAGGAGGTGATGTGTATGACTAAAATGACTTTGTGGTACTTTAAAAAAGAACAGTATTTATATAAACAAAAAAAACTAATAAGGAGTTTATTATGTGGCAAAGACCAGAAATCAAAGAAATTAACGTAGGCTTAGAGATTAACTGCTACGCTTGTGCTGAAATATAAATAGAGGATATTATTATGATGAAAAGTAAAGGATACTCTAAAGGTGGAGCTAAAATGATGAAAGCCAGAGGCGGTAAGATGGCTAAAGGCTATTCTAAGGGCGGAGCTAAAATGATGAAAGCCAGAGGCGGTAAGATGGCCAAAGGTTATTCTAAAGGTGGAGCTAAGATGATGCGAGCTAACAAGGGTGGTTTTGGTGATTCTCCTAGTTTTAAAGGTTATACTAAAAAGCCTATTACTAGGGCTGGAGTAAAAAATCCTAACAAGGGTGGTTTTACAGATCCTAAAAAGCTTATCAATAGAGCTAAAGTACTTGGTGGATCTAGAGCAATGAATAGTCGAGCAAATCAAATAAAAGCTTTTAAAGAATTTTTAGGAGCTTTGCCTTTGCCAACTAGAACTGCACTTGTAAAAAAAGGTATAAAAAAATTAGTAAACCCTGCACTTAAAAATTTAGGTACTGTAGGTAAAAGTAAAGTAAAAACTTTAAAAGATTTTAGAAGTTTAAAAAAGAAAAAATAAGGAAAATTATATGCCTACACTTCCAAGCGACAAAACACTTAAGAAATTAGGTTACAAAAAAAGAATGGTAAATAATAGATCTACTTACGTAAAAGTTAAAAAAATTAACTTAAAACGTGGTATAAAGAAAAAATAACTTGCAATATATCCCATAAGTCTTATTATGGGGTATGGCATACTTAACATCCAATATTCCATACTTTAAAGTATGGGTTCGTAAAGAGTTTACAAACAACCACAGAGATTATCATGGAGAGTTCATACATGGACTTGCCATAGCTGTAACAGCTATACCTGATAAATCTTTGTCTTTTCAAATTGTATTTACAGGTTGTGAAGATGAAGACAATAGACTAGAGAGTCCTCATGGTGGGGCTATGTGGGCTCGTATGCCAATACAATCTTTAGTGGCTGATGAACAATTAGATGTATGGCCTCCAAGAATACCTAATCATTTCATTCAGCCTTGGGATTGTTCTAGTAGACATTTTAGTATAGTTCGTTATGACAGAACTAGTAGTAGTCCTTGGATTACTAAAATAGATGGTAACTTTTATAATGCTAAATATTACTTTACTATTGATTATACTAACGGAGATGAGTTAACTAGTTTAGGAGATGACGTTGCTCAACACAAACAAAGTCACATATTAGCTATAACTAGTGGTGAATTTAAAGGTCAAATCGTAGCTCAACCAAACAATAGAGTGCGTGTTACTAATCCTGCTTTATGGGTTACAGGAAAAGGAGCTCCTGATTTTATACCAAGTCAACATGAGTTTTCTGCTGAAGAAGATGAATCCTATTTAAATCCTGAGTACACATTTAATAATTTATATTCTGATGAAGATACAGACAAGTAACCAACGAATTATACTCACCGATGTTGTATTTGATAAAAAATATAACTACAAAGAATTAAAACGTAATGACGAAGAGATACGTACTTATTCTGTAAAAGATAAAAAAGTACCAAGTGTAACTACTATATTGTCAGCAACACAAAGCAAACAAAAACAAGATTCCTTACAAGCTTGGCGAGATAGAGTAGGCAATGAAGAAGCTGCACGGATCACGAAACAAGCTTCTACAAGAGGTACTGAAATGCACTATGTGTTAGAACAGTATTTAAATGGCCAGGGTTATTTGAATTTATCTGAGAAAGGTGAATTAGCTCGTACTATGGCTCATACAGTATTAGAAAACATGAGTGATATAAATGTTATATATGGAACAGAAGTTAATTTAGAATATAAACAAAGATGGGCAGGCACTTGTGATTTAGTGTGTGAGTCTAACGGTGTATTGACATTAGGTGATTTTAAACAATCAAATAAACCTAAAAGAGAAGAATGGATTACAGACTATTATTATCAGCTAGCGGCTTACTCTTTAGCCCATAGTCTACATTTTGGAGAAATAGATAGATGCTTAATATTAATGTGTACTCCTCAACTTGTTTTTCAAAAGTTTGTTATGAGTAAAGATTTGTTAAATGAATACCAAGATCGTTGGTTAGCTAGGGTTGAAAAGTTTTATGCTTTAGCTATCAAAGATGCTTTAGATTTTTAGGATATCTTCTCCTAATGTTTGGGCTGACAATTTTAATTTATTATTTAAAGCATGCAATACGAAGCTATCAATTGTATTTTCAGAAATTAAATTTATATAATTTACCCGATTTGTTTGGCCTTTTCTATGTGCTCTGTCTTCTGATTGTACTCGTTCTTCTAAATTAAAATTATTACTAAAATATATTACAGTAGTAGCCGCAGTCAAAGTTAAACCTCTTCCAGCAGTTGCAGGATTAGATACAAAGAACTGTACATTAGAATCATTTTGAAAAGCATGTACGTTATCGTGTCGTTGTTGTACAGATACTTCTCCGTAATAAACCACTACAGATTTTTGTCCGTATTTTTTTACTAAACTATCTTGTATTTGTTTTATGTTATGTATGTAGTTAGCCCAAATAATTACTTTACCTGTAGTTTCTTCTAATACATTATGTAGTTCAGTAATCTTACTACAGGGCAAATCTTTTATAGTGCCATCATCTGTTACTACAAAACCATTAGCTACTTGATGTAACTTAATAATCTCTGTAAGTTTATTAGCATAAGTTGCCTCCTCATCACCAAGCACGGCTCTTGCATAATTTTTTAAATGTTCATAAACTTCAGCTTGTTCTTTAGACATAGGTATAATTCTAGTGTGGTATATTTTATCTGGTAAATCTAAACAATCTTTTTTCAAAGCTCTAAAACTAAACTTTTGTAGCAAAGGTAACAAATGTTCAGTGTTGTGAAAGTTTTTAGGTATCTGTATGACTTTACCATTTGGTCTTGTTATAGGTATAAGAATAGAATACGTTGCTCTAAATACGTAAAAATTATCTGTTCCTAATAACCCTGGTTTTAAAAACTCACACTGACTAAATAAATCTAAAGGGTTTTTTGTAACAGGAAAACCACTAAGTATTCTTTTGTAAGGTATATTCTTACACGACTGTATAACATTTTTAGTTCTTTTAGCCGATCTGTTCTTTATAGTTGTAGACTCATCAACAATTACACAAGCTTTGTTTTGTAATTCTTTTAATAAAGGTATTATCTTCTTTACTTGAGCACTGTGTGAAAAAGCTTCTACATTCATTAAATAGTAGTTTAAACTATCTTTTTTAAAGATAAATTTTTTATCTACTTTATGTCTATACACATTTACCTTAGCCTTACTATGTATTTCTATCTCGTCCCACCAATTCATATATACAGAATTAGGAGCTATTACTAATACAAAATCTACTAGCCCCTTATGATACAAATAAGTCATGTTATCGATGCTAACTTTTGTTTTACCTGTACCCATCTCCATAAAGTATGCAAAATACTCTCTGTTAACCCCGTTTTCTAAGGCTTTTTGTTGGTGGCTCATTGGTTTAGTTTTATATACTTCAATACCCATATAAGATATATTACAAATAATTGTTGACATTGCAAGTATTAAATATTATATATGTCTTATAACTAAGGAGATAACAATGGACTTAAGAGAAGAAGCGACAATAAATGTCGATATGAAGTTGTCAAAAACAATTTCAGATTCTTGTAATAAGTTATTGGAACTTCAGAATGAAATCGCTAAGAAGAAAGAAGAACTAAAGAAAACTGAATCTGATGAACGACACATTTCTGAAAAGATAATTCCAGAACTTATGCAACAAGCGGGAATACAAATGCTTAAACTTTCTAACGGTGCTACTGTTGAAGTGAAGCCTTTTTATTCTGCAAAAATTCCTGTATCTAAGAAAGAAGAAGCTTTTACTTGGATGCGGGATAATGGTCTTGGTGGTATCATCAAGAACATTGTTTCTATGAAATTTGGTAAAGCTCAAGATAATATGGTTAGTAGTATTGTCGAAGATCTAAAAGAAAAAGGTTTCCAAGTTAATAGGGACGAGAAGGTAGAACCACAAACATACAAAGCCGCCTTAAAAGAAAAGATACAAAACGGTGAAAGTGTGCCAATGGATCTATTGGGATTATATGTATCAAGTAAAACAACAATTAAACGAAAGGACTAACGATGCAAAAAGCAGTACAGACTAAACAAGACGACAGTAACATAACTTCATTACGTGCACATGCGGGAGAGGGTACTGAGAATATTACAGCTAGAGATCAAAAGCTACCTATTCTTAAGATACTACATGCTTCTTCACCTGTGTTAGATGAATCCGAAGCTAAGTATAACGATAAAGCAAAGCAAGGAGATATCTATAATGAAATCACAGGAAGTTTATACAAATCTAAAAATGGTGTATACGTTGTGCCATGTGGCTATGTAAATACTTTTAACGAGTGGGCTGACAGAGGAGATTCTCCGGGTAGACCTATTGGTGTACATAGAGACCCTTCTATTATGACTAAGACTACTCGTGATGGAGAGAACAAAGATAGGTTAGAAAATGGTCATTACGTAGAAGATACGGGTAATCATTTTGTATATATACTTAATGATAAGTATGAGCCTATTGAAACGGCTTTAGTCACTATGAAATCTACACAGAGGAAAAAGTCTAAACTTTGGAATTCTATGATAAGTTCTAAAAGAATGAAAGATGACCAAGGTTTTTTCGTACCTCCGACTTGGTCTACTGTGTACAAACTTACTACTAACAAGGAATCCAATGGTAATAATAGTTGGTGGGGTTGGAATGTAGAGTTTGAAAGATTTTTAGATAAACCTAGTGATGCTGATACTAGACAAATGACTAAAGATTTTCATTCATTTACAGAAAGCTCAGATATATTTGGTAAGGTTGCTTTTGATCCTAAGAAGGAAACTCCTTCTCCTGAACAAATACCTACTGAAACTGTGTCTGTAGCAAAAGATGATATAAATCAGTTTAAAGAGTAGGTATGCACAGCAAACTATTTAAGTTGTTTGCGGGATATCAAGAGTCACACGTTCAGTTCTCTCTGACCAACGAGAGAACTGAGAGTGGCAAGAGACAAGCAGAATATCGCACTGTCCACGAACCTGTGACCGCTAGTATTTGGAAGCAACACTTAGACGGAAAGATTGGTATTGGTATACGACCAGAACATGAAGGTAATTGTAAATGGTCTTGTATTGATGTTGATCCCGCAAATTATAAAGAATATAATCAAAAGAAGTATGTAGATATTATAGCTAAATATAAGTTACCTCTTGTACCTGTATTATCTAAAAGTGGAGGTTTACATATATTTGTATTTTTTACTAAGGCTTACCCTATTGATAAAGTAAAAGAAAAGTTGTGTGAGATAAACGAGCAATATTTTTTAGCTAATGAAGTATATCCGTGTAATAAAACAATTAATATGCCTTATAGTAATCATACTAGAACAAGAGAGATGGGTTATGATGATGATAACACTCCATTATTATTAGAAAGATTTTTAGAAGAAGTAGAAAATAAAAAGGTAGATCCAGAAAAGTTTTGTGAGATATCTGTTAAAGAAAATGAAATAGAGCAAGATTGGGGACACTACCCTCCTTGTGTTCAAAAATTAATTCAAGAAGGTTGGTCTGGTACAAACAGACATCAGTTTTTATATAACGTAGTTGTATTAGAGATTAAAAAGAAACCTTCTATATCCTTACCTGATTTAGAAGCTTTGATGTTACAAAGAAACCATTCTATTTTTGTTAAACCTCTACCTGAACAAGAGGTTAGAACAATGACCAAGAGTATACATAAAGAAGGTTATAGTTTTCAATGTCCTCCAAAACATTTAGAATACCAACCTATATGTAACAAAGAATTATGTAAGACTAGAAAATTAGGTATAGGTGATTTTGTACCAGATATTATTGATGATTTTAAAAACATATCGTACATACAAGATACAAAAAATACTTTTTATGAATTTGATTTTAAAAGCCAACATGTAAGTGTCACACCAGAAGATATGAAAGATGAAAAGAGTTGGAGAGTTAAATTACTTCGTTACAGAATATATTGGTTAACTTTACCTAAACCTAGAAAAGGTCCTAGTCCTTTTGAATTACTAATGAAAGGTATAGTAGAAAAATCTGTAGAAAGTGTAGAGCATGCTTACAGTGATACACTAGAAGAAGAAAGGTATTTAATACTAAAAGACTTTTTTGAATCACATATAGAACAAGATAAGTTTGATAAACTAAAGGATTCTTACATAGTTTTAGATAGTAAAACTAATATATGTTATTTTAAAAAATACACGTTAGATAGGTTTCTTAAAAAGAATAGTGCTAAAGCTTTTAACACTACGGCTGATGCTTTACGTATGCTAGGTTGTTCAAGAAAAGACTATCACGAAGGAGAGAAAAATGTTTGGTATGTAGAAATGCCAGAGTTTGTAAGGCACGAAACAATAATTAAAAAGAATAAAGAACCTGTAACAGAGATGGATGATGAGTACCACAAAAGATTTAGGACTTCTGAAGCAAAGTCAGATATACAAAAAAACAATTAAGATATACGGTCCTCCGGGAACGGGTAAAACACATACCTTAATTGAAAGAATACTTAAACGATACCTAGACAAGGGTGTACATCCTATGGATATTGCTTTTATATCCTTTACTAATAAAGCAGTGAACACGGCTCAAGACAGAGCCTTAGCTGCTTTTCCTAAGTATACAGAAGATGACTTTGCACGTTTTAAAACATTACATAAGTATTGTAAGCGATACTTTGAGGAAGAAGTATTTGATCCTAAAAACTGTATGTTAGACTATGCGTTGCAGGCAAAAATAATTAAAACAAGTGATTCTAGATTAGTTGATGATAATTTTCAATATAAGGATTGGTCTTTAGGTATTTACGATAAAGCTAGAAATATGATGGAAGACCCTATACTAGTTTATAAAAAAGAAACTTATAAAAAAGATAGTCTTGATGTATTTGTTAGAAAGATAAATACATATGAGCATTATAAAAAAGATAGCTTTATTGATTTTACAGACATGATTGAAAGAACAATAGATGAAGTAGAGTTTCCTAAATTAAAAGTATTGATATTAGATGAAGCTCAGGACTTCACTCCGTTGCAGTGGTCTGTTCTTTACAAAATGGCTGACAATGTAAGTAGAATTTATATTGCAGGAGATGATGATCAAAGTATATATAAATGGAATGGTTCTGACCCTAAATACTTTACTAAATACTTTCCTGGTAGAAGGGTCATATTAAGACAAACTAGAAGATTTGGTGAAGCTATACATCACTTCAGCCAGATTATAAGAAGAGGTATATTAGATAGTGTAGAAAAAGAATATTACCCTAGATCTAAAAAAGGTTATGTAAAAAGATATTTAAACTTTAATGAAGTTCCTATAGGTGATTTACCCGGTACTTGGTATATTCTAGGTCGTATAAATACTACAGTTAATGAGTTACGTTTTGCCGCTAAAAATGCTGGCCTATATTATGCTGATAATAAAGTAAACAAATCTTTTGATACTAAACAATGGGAAGGTATTAAAGCTTGGACAAGAATTAGTAAGGGTAAAGGTATTACAAAACTACAAGCAGAGAACATGTATAAATACATACGTGCTCTAAAAGATTTAGAGTATAGAACTCCTAGGTTTTGGTCAGGTTGTGTAGATGTTAAGTTATATGATTTTAATGAATTAAGAGATTGGTGTGGTTTAGATATGCAAAAAGAAGATATGTCTAGACCTTGGTGGGAGATTTTAACTAGAAATTTTACACCCGCTCAAACAGAATATTTTGTTCGTTTATTAAAAAGATATGGTCAACAAAAACTTGATGAAGACCCTCAAATAATTATAGACACTATACATAGTGTTAAAGGAGGAGAGGCTGACAATGTATTATTATATTCAAAAGCAAACTGGCCTTCTAACTTTTATAATAAAAATGTAGATGAGAAATCAGATGAACGTAGAGTGATATACACAGGAGCTACAAGGGCTAGAGATACTCTACATATACTATCTAGTGATTATAAATACAATTACCCTATTGGACAAGATTATTTAATATATTTAAAGGAGAAAGATAATGAATTTTAAAAAAATAATGAAAGATAAAAAAATAGATGTGCATCAAATGGCTTCTGATTTAGATGTTTCATCTACACACATAATAAATTTAATTGAAAAAAGATATAGTCCTAGTTTAAAACTTTTAACAAAGATTAGAAAGGTTTATGATATACCTTTAGGAGGAGAATAATGGAGTTTTTATTAATATATACTTTAATTTATACAATTATAGGTTTACAAAATTCAGGAATTTTATAATGAACAAGTACGTTATTAATTATAAAATGGAATTTAAAACTAGACCTACTAAACATGAAGTAGAAGGAAGATTATGGAATTTATTATCTAAAGGTTTTACTTTAAGAACAGTAGAAGAAAACGATTATTATGTAACTAGAAAAGAAGTAAGGGAGAAAAAAAATGTCAAGTAAAGTATGGGATAAAGGTAGTGATCATTATAAAGATTTTAAAATACAACCTTCTAAGTTTGTTAACGATAACGAACTTTTGTTTGCAGAAGGTAATGTTATAAAGTATATTTGTAGACATAAACTAAAAGGTAAGAAGGAAGATATTAAAAAAGCTATACACTATTGTGAAATGATAATAGAACGTGATTATGAGTAATTTTCAAGGTATAATCATAAGCAAAGTATTTTTACATGCACTCAGAGGCCATTTAAACGGTTTTTTATCTCAAACACAAGCTCACAGGGGGTTTTATGGCAGCAATGCAGTTAGTTTTTAACTTAAAGAAGAATATATGGTCTGCACCATTAGATTATAAAGATTTGTCGGAGGCAGATGAGATCGCAATAGATTTAGAAACCAAAGATGATGGTATAAATAATGGATTAGGTGCGGGGTGGGCTACAGGTCGAGGAAAGATAGTTGGCTTTGCTGTAGCAACAGAAGGTTGGCAAGGTTATTACCCTATGGAACATTTTGGTGGTGGTAATTTAATTAAAGAACAAGTACTGCAATATATGAAAGACGTGTGTGCATTACCTTGTCGTAAGATATTCCACAATGCTCAATATGATGTAGGGTGGTTGAAGGCATATGGTATCGAAGTTCGTGGGGAAATTGTCGATACCATGATTGCTGGGGCTTTGATTAATGAAAACAGATATACTTATAAATTAAACGCTCTTGCTAAGGATTATTTAGGTGAGGTAAAAGCAGAGGGGGATTTAAATGAAGCGGCTCGTGCTCATGGTGTAGATCCGAAAGCTGAGATGTGGAAACTGCCAGCAGAATATGTTGGCTATTACGCAGAGCAAGATGCACGGCTCACGTATCTTTTATGGCAAAGATTTAAACATGAAATTAGTAAGCAAGATTTACAAACAGTATGGGAACTAGAAAAAAACTTATTACCTGTGCTTATACAAATGCGTGAAAGAGGTGTACGAGTAGATGTTGAGAAAGCCGCTAAGTTACAAATAGATTTTGCACAAAAAGAAAAAACGGTACTACATGCTATAAAAAAATTAAGTGGTGTAGATATTGATATATGGAATGCAAGACAGATTGGTTTTGCTTTTGATAAGTTAAATATTGACTATCCTAAAACACCTAAAAGTGGAGAACCTAGTTTTACACAACAGTGGTTGTTAAGTGATTCTAATGAGATATCTAAACTTATTGTTCGTGCTAGAGAAGTAAATAAATTTCATTCTACTTTTTTAGCTAGTGTTATGAAATATGAATACAAAGGACGTATTCATGCTGAGATACAACAGTTACGTAATGACTCCGGGGGAACAGTATCTGGCAGACTATCTATGTCAAACCCTAACCTACAACAACTACCAGCACGTAACAAGGAACTCGGCCCTTTAATTAGAGGTTTGTTCTTACCAGAAGAAGATTGTAAATGGGGAAGTTTTGATTATAGTCAGCAAGAACCTAGAATGGCAGTACATTATGCTTCTGCAATTGGTTATGAAGGTAGTCAAGAACTCGTTGATTCTTACGCAAATGCAAGTGCGGATTTTCATCAAACTGTTGCAGACATCGTAGGTATTGACAGGAAACAAGCTAAGACTATTGGATTAGGTTTAATGTATGGTATGGGTAAAAATAAATTAGCTAATATGTTATCGCTACCTTTAGAAGATGCTACTAGTTTAATAAATAAATATAATCGTAAAGTACCTTTTATGAGAAACTTATCTGAAAAATGTATGAGGCTTGCGTCAGACACAGGCACTATTAGAACTAAAAAAGGACGTAAGTGTAGATTTGATATGTGGGAGCCAAAAGATTTTGGAATACATGTAGCTGAACGATATGATAATGCTAGTGCTAAATATGGTAGAAATAATATTAAAAGAGCCTTTACTTATAAAGCCTTAAATAGATTGATACAAGGTTCTAGTGCTGATCAAACTAAAACTGCAATTATAGAATGTGCTAAAAAAGGTTATTTACCTATTCTGCAAATACATGATGAATTATGTTTTAATATAAAAGATGATGAAGACATAAAGAAAATAAAGAGAGAGATGGAGTCTTGTGTGGAACTGATAGTCCCATCTGTTGTCGATGTTGCCATCGGAGATGATTTCGGTCAAGCTACTTAAGTGCTTGAATTGTGAAATCTTTTATGAGCAAGCTCTTGATCTTGAACAATTAATTTTTTAGTTATATTTTTTATTTTTAAAGTAAGGGGTATCATGTCTGTGGTATATACTCCGTTCTCTTTATATAACTTTGTCCATTTATGTTCGAGAGCTATTTTTTCATTTAATAGTTCCATTATTACCTCTAACTTAAATCTATAGATTTATGATAAGTATGTCAATATACCTTGACATTTATGCGATATTTCTTATATTTAGTATATACAATATAAGGAGTATTTTATGGAATTGAAACAATGAGTAGCCCTTCAGAAAATATGTTTAAAGTGCAAGAAAGTTTTTCTGCACCAAAAACACCTAAGTTTAGTGCCTGGTATAGTGGTTTACAACGTATTTTACAAGAAGTACAAGATGAGGCTTTATCTACTGGGGAAGCTATGGATAAGTTAAAAGATATATATGGTTTAAGAATAGAAACTGCTGATTTTTTATGTAAAGAAGCTAAAGAATATGGTGAAGATATAAGAGAAAAGCTTAAAAATTTGCAGAGGTTTTAATGACTAAAATATATTTATCTTTGTTTTTGTTATTTTTACTTATGTTTCCTAAGTTATTTTTGCTATTGACAGCAGGTATCGTAGGTTTTTTTTATTATTTAATTTAAGGAGATTACATGGACACGACCAAATGGAGAAGTATTGCGATACGAATAAACACGTTTAAACTATTAAAAGGATTAGCTAACGATAAGTTTAGGACACCAGATCAACAAATAGCTAAACTTGTAGACGATAGTATTTCATACAGAGCAAAAAAAGAACACGTTAAAAAAGATGACTTGTTAAAGAATATATTAAAAAAAAGTGACATTACTTAAAAAAAAGTCGCTTGTTTATCGAAAAATAGCACAAGGAAAACGCCTCACGCCTCAAGAAAGACGGTTTTTATCTAATAGAAAACGTGATTCTGAGGTGTTTGTGGTAAATTCACCCCACCCTAGACATAGAGTTAAAGATCGTATTATTTTGCAAAATTTATTAAATTATGTATGTTCTGTATGTAGTTTACAACCGATGTGGCGGAGCAGACCCTTGACTTTAGTGTTAGATCATATTAATGGTATTAATAACGATAATAGACTAAAAAATTTACGTTTTTTGTGTCCAAACTGTAATTCTCAAACAAAAACATTTAGTCGAGGACATAAAAGAATAAAAAAATAGGAGAAAAGTCATGATGTTTAGGTTTTCAGATTTGTATGAAGCACACGAAATAGAGTTATATCATTTTAGTCCTGAAGAAAAATGTGAATTTTTAGAAGAAATTTGTTGTGATTATTTAACTTTAAAAAAGAATTTATCTGATACAAAATTTGACAATCGTGTCCTAACACTATATAAGGAAATATTAGTGAGGTTAATTAAAAAATATGGACATTAATGTATTTAGCACCAGAAGTATTAAGAACACTAGGCTATAGGATTAGTAAAACTTTAGTGCATGCAGATAATTTAACTGCTGAAGAAAAGTTATGGCGAGGTGTTTTGTTAAATGCCATTGAAGATGTGTTAATAAAACACTCTGATAGAAAAAATTCAGTACAAAAAGGTAAAGCTCATAATTGGATCATATCTAATTGTAAAGATTTTCAAAAAGTTTGTGGTTGGGGTGATTTAGATTCGGAAGAAGTTTTAAATGCTTATATTGAATCTATAGAAAAAAGAAGAATACAGTTTACAATGCGGCAAATTATGTGGACAAAATATGATAACTTTAGTAAATCTATTCAGGCTATTAAAGAAGTAAAAATTAGAAGACAACATAAAGGTAAAATAAAAAAATTTAGAAAATCTGTTGTTGAATCACCTACTTATTACGTTTCAACTTTATATACTTCGGTGATAACTTAATGCCTCAAAAGAAAGCTATATTACGTTCAACTGATGACCTGACTATTAAACAAAAAACTTTTGTTGAAATATTAGTAAAAAATTGGGGTCAGATTAGTAAAGCTGATGCTTTAATCAAAGCTGGATATAAAACTAAAAACAGATCAACGGCAATGGTTCTCGCTAGTAAACTGACTAATTCTGATCTTAACCCTCACGTTTGTCGTTATCTAGAAGGGGAGCTGGCCCGAGAGCATGAAAAATATGAAAAAGATAAGCTCCGCCGCTATAAAACATTTGAAAGACTTCGTGATGGTGCAGAAGCTAAAGGTCAATACACAGGAGCAATCAACTCTGAATATCGTTCTGGACAACTCGCTGGATTGTTCGTTGATAAAAAAGAAGTTACGCACAATACTATTGAAGGTATGAATAGAGAACAGTTAGAGAAGCGATTAGAAGAATTAGAAAGAAAGATAGGAGAAGGTGTGAATATAATTGACATTACTCCAAAAAAAGAATAATGTTTAAAAGAATGTTTACTCATTATAAATATTCGTTTTT